CGTTAATATGACTATTTTTTGGCATTTTGTACCTTCTTACGATCTATTTCAAGCTTCTTTTCATCCATCTTCCTCTTGTGCGCCATATCGTTTTCGGAGGATTCCTGCTGCCTTTCCTTCAAATTCAGCTCCCTGTCCTTCTGGTCTGCCTTGCGCTGGTCGAGCATTATCTTAAGCTGGTCTATCACATCAGGCACCCTGTTGTCGTTCCTGTCCTTGTCAGTGTCAAATCCCAGAGCGAGCAGTGCCTGCCTCTGCAGGTTCATGTCGGCAATCTTGAGGTCATACTCGCCCTTGAGCCTTATCTGCTCTATCTTCGCCTGCGCATCCATCTCCTTCAGCCTGATCTCATACTCCTGCTTCATCTGCTCAAGCTGCTGCGCCGCCTGGTTCTGCTGCTCCTGCTGCTCCTGCAGCTGCCTGCGCTTCCTGTCCTCGCTGACCTCAAGAAGCTCCTGCGCATCAGTGAGGTTGTCGGCCTTCATCACCTTGATGACATCGCTGAGGTCTATCGCCTGGTTCTGCATCGCCGGCTGGCACAGGCCCTTGACCATCTCAAGGATGCTGTTGTACTGCGTGTTGTTGGTGAGCGTTATGCCGTACGTGCTCTCGTCAAGCAGGTCGTAGTCAGGCCTCACCATCTCCATGTCCATGTCGTCAAGAACGTATGTCAGCACCTTCGGCTGGTATTTCATGAACACCGACTTCGCGCACTCTATGAGACCGAGAAGCACGTTGCGCTTGAACTCGTTGAAATAATAGAAGTAATGCTCCAATGTGTTCACCGAGTTGTTCACCGCGCCCTGCGCGTTGTTCACGGCCTCGTTCTGCTGTATCTGCCCGAGAAGCTGCGGCATCATGCCAACGCTCTCACCGCACTTCATGTCTATCCATTCGAGCAGCTGCTGGTACTTCTGTATGTCGCTGCTCATGCTCCTGTCTATCTCCTTCACGACCTCGCCCACGTTGAACGGCACAGCCCTGTCACCCTCCTGCGTGTTCTTCTCCACGAACGCTATCTTCAGCGTGTCAAGGTAGTACAGGAACTCCTGCATGGAAAAGTCGGCAGGCTTGACGCTGTTGTCAAGCACGATGCTCTTGCCCTTGTCCGCCGCCGCAAGCATCTCTATCCTGTACATGAAGATGTCGTAGAGCATCTGGAACGGCTTCATCCTGTCAACAAGGCTCACCCTCATGTTCACACCCTTGTAGGACAGCTTGCACCTGTCCCTGTCTCCTATGTTCGCAAGGTCGCGCCACTGGTTCGGCACCTCCCTCAGCCTCACATAGATGTCGCTGCCTATCCTCGTCCCCTCATACTTCGTCACTATCCACCTGTCCTCATACGATATGTCCCCGTTCTGCTTGTCAAGCCTGTATTCCGGTGTGACTATCGTCTCCTGCTCCTGCCCGTTCTCGTCAATGTATTTCAGGAATCGTATTTTCTTCACGTCCTTCCATTCCGCGTGCGTAACCCTTATGCCCTTCGTGTTCCTCCCGTTAGACGGTGTGTCGCCGTTTATGCTAACCCACACGACACCAGGGTTGTCGACCTCGTTTCCGTATGACACGCTCTCGAACTGCTCGTCAGTCAGCTCGTCACCGTACTCAGCCGCCACCTCGCTGGCGGTCATGTACCTCTCGTAGCACGCCCACTGCCCGTCCTCTATGTATATCGAACTGTTGCTCGGCCTGAAGGCGAACCTGCGTGGGTCCACGACCTCCATGACAGGCTCCCTGTTCATCTCGCCGACCCACACGCAGCAGAAGGGCGCTATCGCCATGTCCCTCCATGCCTCCTTGAACTTCCTGTCCACGTTCTGCTTCTCCTTCACATAGTTCAGTATGTGCGTGGCAAGCACGACCGCGGGGTCCTGCCTCTCGCGCCTCATGTACTTCTTCACCTCCTCGGGTGTCATCGCTTCCACCTGCTGCTCCATCTCCTGCTGCATCTGCGCCTGCGCCTGCTGCATCTCCTGCTGCATCCCCTGCAGCTCCTCCGGCGATGCACCGCTTGCCTGCGCCTGCTGCATCCTCATCTGCAGCTGCTCAATCCTCTGTCTCGCATTCTCCTCGGCGACAGCGTGTATCTTGTTCATTATCTGGGTGTTTACGTATTCACGGTTCCTTTCCGTCTCCTCCTGTTCAGCCCTCGTGGTGGCCTCCTCGTTGATGGCTGTCACGCGGTAGCCGAAAGGGCGCGCCATCTCAAGGCCCTCTATGGTCTTCACACGCTTGCTCACGATGTCCTTGTGCGTGAAGTTCACCGGCTGCTCGTCATCAACGCCATACGGGTTGTAGAGGTACTTGAAGTCCTCCTTGTCTATCTTGCCGTCATACAGGTCGTAGTTTATGTCTATGTCCCTGTGCCTGCGCGACATCTCAAGCGGGAAGTCAGTGTCGTCGTTGCCTGTCCTGCCCGAACAGAAGTCCACCCAGTCCTTGAACCATTTGTTGTCATCGTATCTTTTCTGCCTTTCGGTAAGCCTGTCTCCGATCTTGTATTCAGTTTTCATATCTCTGCTGTTTTTATGTTAGAATGAACTCCCCCGCCTGAACAGGCTGAGGTTGGCGAGCTCCATGCTCATCGTCTTCTTTGTCACCTCTTTGCGGCTGTACTCCTTGCCCAGCTCCTCGTCCTGCAGCTGGAACATTATCTGGAACATCGCGCACACCCTGTCGAAGTTCCCGTCCCTGTAGTACCTTATCAGCTCCTGCAGAAGGCCGACGCTGTATATCCTGTCGACCGTGGTCACGTCGTTCCCCTCCTCATCATACCCTATCACGTCCGTGAGCCACTTCTTCAGGTACTTCTCCCCGGCGTCTTTCATCTGCTTGCTGCCGAGCGAGCATCCGTATTTCCTGCTCTTGTTGGGGTTCTTCACCACGCTGCTCACGGTGTTTATCGGCTGGAGGGCAAGGTACTGCAGCTTGTGCCTCCTCGTGAAATATGTCTCCGTGTGCCGCACATCGTTCTCGTACATGACCTCCGCGTTGTAGAGGATGGCGAGCTTCAGCGCCATCTCGTCACACTCGTCGCATGTCTCCGGCCTGCCTACATACTCGGCGACCACGATGTTCCTTGTCCTGTCCTCTGCCATGCTGCCCTTGTACACGATTATCGCGGCAAGCGACTTGTCCCTCGCCGTGCTGTCATCCTGCCTGTATGGGTCATAGCCTATCCTGTAGAGACCCTTTGGCGGGTCCTCTATCGGATACTCGTATATTATCGGGCACCCTGTCAAATCACTCCTATTGGAGATGTCATACTCCGTTATGGGGTTCGCCTCTCCGTTCAGTATGGGCATCGCCTTCACGGACTTGCCCTCGTTGGCATATCTGAGATTCACACATATCCCCTTCTTCTGCTGGAGGCCCTCCGTTACGACCCTCCTCAGCTGCTCGTGCAGCTTCGGTATGTTGAACACCTTGCTCTCCTCGCTCATAAAGCTCTCCTGCGGGCAGATGGGGTACTCTATCACATACTTCTGGTACTCCTCCGCGTTCACGGCGCTCTCTATCTTCTTCCTTCGCGTCTCTATGATCCTCTGCATGGCGCCGTCGAAGTCGCTGTTGCCATTGTCGTCCATCATGCCCACGTAGTTCCAGTGCGCAGGGAAGAAGAAGCCGCACCAGTTGCCCCTCTGCCCGTCATCCCAGATGTTCTCGAACGGCATTATGTTGTAGAACATCGGGTTGTAGAACATCTTGGAGAACTCGCCCTTCTTGCTCGACATCTTGCCGCCGGTGCCAAAGACTATCGACTGCCCTGTCACGAAGTCGCCGTCCTCCATTGACGGTATCGCGGCAGCCCACACATCCAGCAGAGCAGGGAACGTACCTGCCTCCTCATAAAGCATGAGGTACGGGCTCTTGCCCCTCGTGGCCTCCGTGTTGTTCATGAAGCTGGAGCATATTATCTCGCTCATGTAGCCGCTCTCCGTCACCATGCCGTTGTCCATCTTCTTGTAGCTCGCCCTCTTGTGGTCCTTCGTGTTCTGAAACTCCCTCCTCTTGCCCCACGCCGTGTGCTCGTTAAGGAACCCGAGGTACTCGTTCACCATGCCCATGCCCTGGTCGGCGTAATCTTTCTCCGCCACACCGAACACACACTGGCTGTTCCTTATGCTGTTATAGATGTTCACCATCATCGCGGTGTTCTTGTAGGAGAAGCCCTTACGTCTCGCCTTCGCCACTATCATGTGGTGCCCGCCGTCAAGCCAGTCAGGATGCGTCCTCAACCTCAAACCCAGCCTGCGGTACACGACATCCTCCTTCAGTTTCAGAAGCGCGTCGTCATCCAGCTTCCCGCCGTCGACATCCGCCTTCTCCTTCTCCGTTAGAAGCTCGCTGCACTGGCTCAGCTCCCCGAGGACGCCGAACCTCGCTATCTCCACCCACCAGAAGTATTCATAGTCCATGTCCCAGAAATCTGGGAAGAACATCTGCTTCCTCCTCGCCCTGCCCTTTCCTCCTGTCACCCTCAGTATCCTGCAGTAGTTGAGGTAGAAGTAATGGTTGCCTGTAATCTTTCTCTTCCTCACCATATACCCCTCCCTGCACCTTCTCAGCTCCTCGTCCCAGAACTCCCTGTAGTCCGTCGTCCCCGGCGCATACTCGCAGTACACACCGTCCCTGACAAACCCCAGCACCGCCTTCCTGAAGCAGTCCGTGTCCTTCCACACAATCCCCACGCTACTCCTCATAGGCACCCGTCTCCCTTCCCGCGACACCCTTCGCGCTCTCGAACATCTCCTGCTCCACCTTGGCCCTCAAAGCGGTCAGGTTCTGCATTATCTTCTCCGCGTCAGCCAACGCGCTCGTTATCTCCTTCGGCTTGTATATCGGGACCAGCTTGTCATTCCTCTCGTGCAAATCCACACTGTTGAAGAAGCTTATCAGCTTCTCCGCAGCCGTCACCTGGCTCATGTAGTACCTCCATGTCACACTGCCCTCCGTCTGCCACTCTTCCAACTTCCTCACGCACTCCTTCACATCGTCATCAAGGTCAGAGAACACCATCCCCCTCCTGCCATAAACCTCAAAGCCGAGCTTCTCCATCCTCACCTCGTTGCTGTACCCCGCATAAGGATTGCTCCTCGACTTGCTCGTGTAAAGCTCCGCGAACGTGAAAGCCTTCATCGCGCTTTTCCTGTCAGCCTCCCACATCCTCCTGAAAGGTTCCACAAGCAGCACCTCCGCCTTCGGCCTGCACTCCCTGCCGTCAAACTCGAAAAACCAGCTCATAACACCTCATACTTTATGTACAACACCTGCTTCCAGCCCCTGCCCACGACAGTCACCGGCCTCATCACAACCTTCCTGCCGTTTATCTCCTTCGCCACAGTCGAGAACCTCACATGCTGCCCCTCTATCTCAAACACCACCTTCGGCCTGCCGCCGCAAGTGCAGCCGCCGCTCGCATACAAAACCTCGACACCAGGCTTCGCCACAAACTCCCCCTTCACAGCGCCACCGCGCCTCACCCTGCCGCAGACACACACACCTCCGAAAAACCTACTCCCCGTCATAATACTCCTCCAATCTCACAAACTTCTCGTCAGCCCACAAAAACATCTCGTCACCGCCCAATCCCTTGAACAGCTCCCACCTCACCCTCCCCATCATCTTCGGATAGCAGTCACCGTCACACGCCTTACCGGAATAGAACAGCGCCGGCGTATGGCATCCGCACATCCTGCACCTGCCCCCCCTCACACACTCCACATGCGCGCTCATAACCCTCGCCACGACCTGCTCCCTGATGTGCCTCCTCAGCACACCCAAACCAAAACACTTCACAAGGAAATACCTCATATTCCCCTGGAAAAACCAAAATACGTCACTTATCATAATACTTCTCAAGTTTATATCTCGTCACCATCTCCCTCACATACTCATCCCCCCTGTTCAGGTCCTCCAGCTCCTCAACACACTTCCTCCCTATATAGTCCACGTCCTTCAGCGCCTGCAGGCCCCTCAGGTACCTCCTCCACGCCAGCATGTACTTCGGCTCCATCATCCCCACACCCTTCAGACTCACGTTCTCAAAGCCCTCGACAGCCTCCCGACACCTGCTGAAAAACGCAATGACACATCTCCTCTGCTTACCGTTCCCATCACCGAAACACTCATTCAGCATCCTCCTCAGCACAGGATCAGCCAGATCTCCTACCATAACAGTTCCTCCTTTTTTTCAACACCGCAAAAATACAACTTTTTCACAATATTACAACACCAACGGGAAATTTTCACGAAACACACAAAAAAACAGGAGAAACAACCTATTTTCTACATCATATTCCAGAGCGCGGGAAGCACCCTATAAAACAGGGGTAGGGTTGAGTTCGATTTTCGGACTCCCCCCGTGCTTCATCTTGTGAAGAAATTTTCACGCGGCGCGGAGAAAAATATGTTAGGATATCATAGCATGTCTCTCTCCGTGTCTTGTTGAACTTTACATGACCTTGTGAAGCAAGGGGAGAGGTGAGTGAGAGCTCAGCTCACTGTCACTGATGTGTTGGTCTCGTGACAACAGTGATATGTAGCATCTTGAGACAACAACAAATGTATTATTAACCATTAAAAACAAACCAAAATGAAAAACGAAAAGAGAATTGAGAGCATCATCAACACTGTTAACTTCATCGTGTGCATCATCGCAGCGTTGTCTGTATTGTATTTGTGCTTTGCTGTATGTACGGCAGATGCGCAGACAATCAGCTATGTTGAGAAGAAGGAAATTCTATACCGTGACACATTGAATGTCACAGGTATGGCACATGTTGAGGAGTATGTCAAGAGAGATGGCTCTATCGGAATCCGCGCCAACTGGTGTGGATATTCTGTGCGCATAAGCAAAAAGGATGGCAATGCCATTCTTGAAGGCGATGACGCTGGACTTGTCGTCGAACACTGGAACGATGGCGAGGTAATTGTCAACAAAATCATAGCTATCAATATGCGCAGAAGCGAAAAAGGTCGTGGCCTTTAGGTCCTTAAGCCACGAGCGTTGCCCTGTTCTCATACAGGGCAGGTGGACAAAATCAAAATATTATTAACCAAAACCTAATATTATGAGACCGTTTTCAGCAAAACTGGCTGCCATGAAAGACATGCGTGGCCAATTCGAAGGACTTTACCTTCGAGTAGAGAAACATCATCAAGATCCTTCACAAATTGTGGATGACAATGATTATTTCTGTCACAAGCTCCTCACAAATGAGGAAGTATGTGATATGGATGAGTTCCACTTTCAGTCTTCTCTACATCCATTATAGTCCTCATTTCCCCACACACAAAGGGTGTTACAGCGTGGTTCGAATCCACGGTGGGGAACACACATATTATCAACCAAAATTCCACAACTATGAAAAAGTTAGAAACAGGTCTGTCAATCCAGACCATCGACGAGGTGAGATTCTCCTCGTTCAACCACGAGAACTCCAAGGTCAATGCAATTGACATTGACTTCAACGGACTTATCTTCGAGCGCCGCAGAATTGTGGCGCCGTGGATGGACGAAACCCGCTGGTGGCACCAGCCCGGTATCTTCGTCGACCTTCCGAAAGGCCAAAGATGGCCCTCACTGAAGGGGTTGCACTTCACGACCCTGTTCAGCCTGAAACCGCTGAAGGATGCATATCCTGCAACCATCAGGCCGAACGCCGGAGACAAGCGTGTCACCCCAGTCTTCCTGAAGGAGGACGGCTTCTGGTTCGATGAGAACCAACTGTATGAGAAGCCGTCCGACATCCCTGTGATCGCAGGGATGGTGTGGCGAATTCCCATCCTTTTCGGTGAGAACAAGCTCGCCCAGATGAAGGACGACCCATCCAAGTATGGGTGGTGGGAGGTCTACGAGAAGACACGTACAAAGGTAGCCGTCGCACCTCTCCAATTGTCGTAGCAAACATGCCGCCTGTCGTGAGACACGCGGCATTTTCCTAATCAGCCTAAGCGCGTCCCAAGCCGCGTTGAGAAATGAGAGGGGGAAATACTATAGACACACAGCTTTGAATATTACACATTTTGCGCTGCACGTGTTTTGTGTTGCAGCGGAGGCCCTACATGACCAGGTCCTACATGATCTTTGGCCATACATGACCTTTTAATATTCGAAAGTATATTTATTATTAACCTTAAAAACAGTACAACTATGGAAAAACTGGAAAAATTTGTGGCAGAAAGCGGTTCTCTTATGGCAGGTATGAGCCAGTATTACAACGAGGACAAGAACGAGATCACCTTCTGTGTGAGGCAGCAGCTTCCGCGGACGATGCGCTATGGATTTCTGAGAGGAAACTCAGCAAACGACAGTGAAATCAAGGGAACGATGCATGGTCATCCCGAGTCTATTCTCGCGAAGGAGGATTTCATCGGATTCTATCCGAAGAACATCAAAACCGCTGCAGAACTCATCAAATGGGTGAAGGAGAACCCGTGCGACACCAAAGCTTTCGACTGGCCGTTCAAGCTGGTCAAGGTGTACGACATCAAGCCGAGCAGTGAGAACGACAAGCCGTTCGCCATCAAGGGCGTGCTGAACTACGCACACCCGACGAACGTAAAGCCGTTCTACGAGGCTTTCACCTGTGACACGAACTTCACGCCTGACAGCACCGACGGCATCCTCGTCTACCAGAACATCGACCACGTCGACGAGGACGTTGACTGCCCGCGTGTGTTCATCACGCCCGCGGTTGTCGAGAAGATGCCGAAGAGAATCACCGCTGAGCAGTTCGCCCAGCTGGAGAAGGCAATGGTCAGCGCAGGAGACGCTCAATAGCGGCCACAACGACCTGGGCAAGTCGTAAAACTGCCCTTTTATTTACCGGAGGTGACGCTATGAGCGGCATCAGATGCCAGCTCCGCACACACCTCATGGGCAGGAGAGAGCCTCCTGTCCTTTTATTATTAACAGCAGAGCAGGCTGCATAAACAACATGCACATATCATGTAATTCAATTTCAATTAGTCAACACCGTATAGCGTTAGCCACGATATATGGAGAACTTATTTGTTGAAATCTGCGCACATACCGCCATCATGGCGGGATTGGGCTATGCCGGCATTGGCTGATACAGGGCAATCTGTATATGCCGACAAACGCCCGTGCGCATGGCAGCTGGAAAGACAGCAGAGGGATTCAGCGTTCCACCTCACAAACGCGAACGCAGCAGGCACAGGGGTATTGCCGCCCCTGTGTGTGCGACAAAAAACTCAATAACATCCCAAGTCGTTGAGGGCACCAGTTTCTTATACCACTCCCGACCTACACTATATGTGCCATTGCTAAGAGTATAAGTTTTAGGTGTAAAACGCAATCTTCCCCTTATTATATTATATATTATATATAGGAATATAATAATTGTAATCATTTTTTAGAAGATTGAGAAGATATAGTAAAGTCTTGTATTATTCAGAATATACTACGTATATTCCTCATAATACTTCAACTTATAGTATCTTCAATAGGTATTATTTCTTATTCACTACGTTCATAAGAAATAATGTAATGTTAAGTATTCTTTTCTTTATATAACCATAAAGAAAAGAATCAAAAGAAACAGTTTTGGAAGTGCTGATAATCAATGAGTTGCGATTACGCATTGAAACATAGTGAGTTACATATCAAGACACTTAAAGCAACACTTTAATAGAACGTTGTAAGTGCCTGAGTATGTGGAAGGTAGCCTTCTCTTGCCATATTTTTGATAATTTGCAGATTGGTGGTAGTTTTGGTAATGGGGTATAGAGATGGACATAAATGCGGAAAAACGGAAACAAAATATTTCAATAACATTATAGAACCTTGTGGTGTACAGGTCAACCATTACAATGATATGAAAGAGAGAACTGAAAGAATCATCGGAAAGACGATGAGAGTGTTTGAGCTTATCGTGTTCGCGATTGCGATTGTGGGCCTCTGTTTTTTGTTTTGCATAGCTGATGCGAAGGCGCAGACCAATGTGGTAAATCGTGAGATTGTCTCACGTGACACCATTTTGGCTACTGACTATGTTCACGTAACAGAATATGTGAACAAGAGCGGCAAGGATGCTTTCAAGGCCACGTGGTGCGGTCGTTCAATTAATATAAGCAAATCTGCTGCCGAGGACATTTTAGGCGGTTCCGATGCCTATGTTGTTATTGCGAAATATAACAACGGAGAGGTGATACGTCAGAAAGTAATAACTCTTTATCATAATTAGCCATGTGTAATTTGTATTTAAATCGCGCAAACTGTGATGATTACATCACATTGAAAAGTATCTGTGACACATGTAGATACAATAGGCAGACAA